GATTAAAAATCATTATTAAAAAGAAGGCAATAAGAAATGACTGTTAAAACACAATATATTAACTTAGATGATACAGATTATGTTTCTCAACAGCAATGGGCTGAACATACACCAGGAGTATATATGAATCTTTTAGGTGGATGTCGTTGGGATCCAATCGATAACAAATATAAAATTGTACCTATCAAATATTCATCTGTAGATTTAACTGGTGAAAAAATAAAATTTGCTAGTGGTCAAGAATTCCAAGTATTATATTCTTGCTTGGCTATGGACTATGCTAATAAAAAAGAAGTAAAAAACGAATGGTGGGAACAAACAAATAAATTAGTAGAAGGTTATAAAGAACAAAAGCAAATCCAAGATCATATTGCTACAAATAATACTGATTTAAAACGTCTTCGCAAAGAAGGTGCTTTACTTGATAAAGATGAATTAGATGAGCAGTAATTATTCAAAAATAAAAACAATAGCTGAAGATACTAATTTACCTGAATGGAAAGTAGCTTCCGTATTATATTCTTACCTTTCATGGTGTTTAGAAGAAGTTTTACTTGATGGATCATCAAAGACTATATTTGGTGAATTAAAAGTAGATGAGAATCAAAGACTTAATTTACAACATGATAAAGAAGGTTTAATCGCTTTATTAGGTAAATCAGATATTAAAATACTATGTAAAATATGTGAGCAAGGTCCAGATTTTAAAATATTCGAATAACTATGTTTAGCTTTCTAAAAATCATGTATACACTTGTTTTAAATGTTATTGCTGATGTAATAGCTAATAAAATAGTAGCAAGGAAAAATAAGAAATGATATATTCTGAATATGCAATGGAACAAGAATTAAAAACTATAATAGAAGATACTTTTAATACATGTGAAAGCAATAGAGATGAAATACGTTGGTTAATAAGTATTTTAAGAGCTATTTGTCGTATTCCACATAAAAGAACAGAATATAAAGCAGAAAATTATAAACTTAATCTATGGCAGTATCAGTTAGATCCAATAGTTAAACATTATTATAAAAAATGGAAGATGTAATATGGCAGAAAAACAACCTAGAGGATATTTTGAATTATCAGATGAAGAACTAAGCTCTTCTGAAATGGTATTTACAGCTTTAAGTATGTTAGAATCAAGAGGTTATCCTGGTTTTACTGAATTGATGTCTGTTGTAGATGATCCTACAATAATTATAAAAATAATAAGATATTTATATGGTATGAATCTACGAGTACCTCCATTACAAGAATTTATAGATTGTTTACGTGCATCAGAATATGCTTTCTGTGTCATGCATAAGCGTATTAATACAAATTTATATGCAAAAGAAAAAGATATACGTCAATTCATGAATATAGATGAAGAACAAGAACAGCATTTATTAGAAATTTTCGATCAATGGACAAAATATATGCACGATATAGGCTATGATGTAAGAAATTATATGCATATCAACAGAAACAGTACCAAAAAACGTATAGAATTAGCGATAAAAGGTAAAACACGTAAAAAAACTATTAAAAACAAATAGTTCTACTAAATATAGTAATAATAAAAGGCATGAATGTTATGAGAGAAACATCTGATTTACCTAAAGTATGGCAAGATCCTGATGAAGTACAAGAAGTTATTCCAGTAGAAACTATACCAGAAGAAATACAATTACCTACAATAGATGAGCAACGTGATATCGTAGCTAATAGTAATTTGTCTAATACTAATAAAAGCTTACTTGAAAGTCTTGTTACTATGAATGAAGTAGCTCAAACATTAGAAAAAATTAAATATACAGAAACAGCTGATTTGCGTATGACTTATATTAAAATGCTTGCTGAAAACTTCATTTCTAGCCGTATGGGTAATAACCAATTAGCAGAAGAATTAAAAAGACGTTTAATTTTACGTTTATTAGATCATGTCGATATGTTAGACTTTGAATTATTAACAAGACTATATAATGATTTACATGAAACAACAAATCTTGATTCTCAACAAGCTTTTGGTATGATTACTGGAGCAAATGGAACAAATGCAGGATTTATGGGTGGTGGTTTAAATTTAACAATTAACAATGCTACATCAGAAGGTGCAAGTATTACAAATCAGACATTAAATGCTACACCACAACAAGTAGGACAACTCAAAGAAGTACAAACCATGAATACTTCTATTAAAGGTTGGGCAAACAGTAATATTCCACTTCCGAAAAGAAAACCAGAATAAAAAGTATTTACAAATATAGAAAAGGAGTGTAAATACTAATTATGGAAGTTTTGCCTATAAACATTGAAAAACTAATAAATAATCTACCTATTATATCAATGAACGATGATGAAGAATTTCAAAAAATCATTGTTTCGTCTGAATTTACAGAAATTTTCAACTTCTATAAAGACAATTACTTACCTGATGTACTCAAAAGTAAATCTGAAATATATCAACGCATAAGTTTATATTTAACACTAACAGGACAGGGTGAACAATTCACAGAACAAACAGACCAAGTATTATATAGAAGGCCTTGTCCTGATATTCATGCTTTTCTTACTGATAAATTTTATATGGGTTATGGTAATGCTACACTTTATCCATATTGGAAAAACGAATTAGAACAAATATTTAAAGAAGGTTCACCTATTCGTAAAGTAATATTTTCAGGTTGTATCGGATCTGGTAAATCTACTGTTGCACGTAAAGCTTTCATATATGTTTTATATAGAATTTTATGTTTAAGATATCCAAGAAGTGTTTTTAATATAGATGAAGATGCTACAATAGCTAATGTTGTTATAGCTACAACTTTAAAACAAGTATATGAAGTAAACATTTTACCTTTCGTAAAATTAATGGAAACCATGCCATGCTTTCAACGTGTCATGTCAGTAAGATCATTTGAAAATTTTGATTTAACTAATCCAAACATGCCAATACCTTTTTCATTAGAAAAAAGTACAGGTACTATATATTTTCCAGATAATATCATATTAACAAGTGGTAGTAATGCTCAGCACTTTACCGGAATGAATTGTGTAAATTCGTTTTGCTTCACAGAAACTATGAAAATTTATACAAATGCTGGAATTATAACATTTGCTAGTTTGATGACTAGATTTAATCGTGGAGAAAAAATATATACTTATTCTATAGATTCGAATGGAAATAAAGAAAAAACATTAATAACTGATGTAAAGTGTACAGGATATAAAAAAGAATTAATAAGAATCTATTATGATGATCAGCGATACATAGAATGTACTCCGGAACATCCTTTTGTAATAACTAATCCAAAGAAAAATGATGAGCATATAGTTTACGAAAACGAAATACCATATAAACAAGCTCAATATCTAACAGAGGATGATGAAATAGCATCTGAAAACAATTCTTTTGTATATGCGTTGATAGATAATCGACCAGATTCAAAAAATTTCAATAAACCTTTTTATATAGGTATCAGTTCTCATGATAACAGTTTTGGAAAAATACATTCAACCAAATTTCAAAGACCTTATACTCATTTTACAAAAAAATCTATAAGAACGTGTAAAAATAAAATTAAAAATTCTATAATAAAAGACATTTTAAATAAAAAGCTAAAGCCAGAAGTAAAAATAATAAATCAAAATATTACTTTAGAAGAAGCTTTTGCAATAGAAAAAACTTTAATAAAAAAATACGGAAAAATAGTTGATAAAAATGGTATATTAGCTAATATTAGTGAAGGTGGAGAAGGAATAATTTTAATTACACCAGATATAATAAATCGTAAACGTAAAAAATTAAAAGAAACTTTAAGAATAAAACGTGAAAACATACGAAAGAAAAAAGAAGCAGAATGGAAAGAAATCACAAGCGATAAATATTGGAATTATGCTTTAATAGCTGTTTGTATAAACCATCAACGCCAATGTCATTTAAATAGAGTAAACAGTAAATCAGAAGAAACAAAAAAGAAAGATGCTAAAAGAATAACTGAATACAATAAATCATTAGAGCATAGACTATTAACAGCTTATTATAATTCAATTAAACCGAAAGTATCAAGTGAAGAAAGCAGAAGAAAATTAGCAGCTAGTCAATCAGCTAATTGGAAAAGAAAGTCTGAAGAAGAAAAAACAAAAGATAACATAAGTAAAAGTCTAGGTAGAGCTTGGAATGTATTAATCCGTGTAGAAAATAATATAATAAATGAAGAAATATTCAATTCTCATAGATCAAAAGGAACTAGATTAGCAAGTACAGAACCAGTTTGGAAAACGATTGTAGAAAAAGTAGGAAGTATTGAATTATTTTTAAAGTTAATTAAAGAACGATATGGAAAGGAGTTTATCTATGAAAATTAGAAAAATAGAAAAAGTAACATTAGATGAACCTGTTCCTGTTTACGATTTAACAGTAGATAATAAAAACCACAATTTTGCTTTAAGTATAGATAACGGAATGTCAATATACTGTCACAATTGTGATGAGATCAATGACTATGGTACAATTGAAAACACAATGGCTCTTCTTAATACACTTGATAACAGATTTGCTTCTCGTTTCCAAGGAAGTGATTTAGTATTTCAATCTGTGGTATCTTCTGCTCGTAGTGAAAACAGTGCTATGGGTGAATATGTTAGACATTTACCACAAAACGATCCATCAATATTAATGTTAAAGCCTATGCTCTGGGTAGTGAAGCCAGATCCTAATTTTATAGGTGATGGTACTACGTTTCCTGTATTAGTTGGTAACGGTAGTATACCTTCTAGAATAATAATTGATCCTGGTGAACTCAAAGCAATTGAAGAAGGTAAATTTGAAGTACAAGCTGGATGTACACTAATAGATGTGCCAACAGTATATCGTAGTAAATTCGAATTGCAATTAGAGCAATCAATTCAAGATATAGCTGGTATGACAACATCTGATAATAATTCATTGTTTCGTGATACAACACGTATAGAAGATAGTGCTTTATTGCCAGAAGTAACATTAGAAGTAAATCTACGTGATAATTGTAATATACTAGATATGATTACACCGTACAATTTATTTGAGCAAGATTTAGGTGGTAGATGGCAGTTTAAAAGAGCTCCTAAAGCATTAAGATATGTACATAATGATTTAGCAGCTGGTGGAGAAGATGGACAATGTGATAGTAGTTTATGTATATTGCATAAAGAATGGAAATATAATGAAATAACTAAACAAAAAGATGTAATATATGTTGTAGATTTGCTACTGTTTATTAATGCTAAAAATAAGATAGATTTACATGCTATACAAAACTTTTTAATAGATTTAGTTGTAGAAAAGAATATACAAATTCATACCGTATCAAGTGACCAATGGAATGGTGAAATATTTTTACAAGCTTTAGAAAGTTCAGGATGCTTCACAGAAGTGAAAAAAGTATCAGTAGATACCAAATTAGAGCCATATTTAAATTATGCTTCACTTGTAGAATCAGGATTCGTTAAAGTAGGTAAATGTCCTAAGTTAAAAAAAGAATTAGAAGCACTTATACTAGTAAAAGGAAAAGTAACACGCACAGTAGAATTAAAAGATGGAGCAGATAGTACTTGTGGAGCTATATATAATGCTCAAATGAATTATAATGATGTTCCAATATATGAATATAGTGAAAATAAACCACATAAAGAATTTACATATGAAACCTTTATTAATCCTGATGATGAAGAATTACAAGATTTAATATAAATTTACATCAGCTGATGTAATAATATCGTTTTCAGGAATATGTATACATTTCACATTCTTATCTATTTCAATATTTCTTAACAAATCACTTATTTTTTCACAATCTTCTTCATTTATATCAGTCAAAAATTGTCCTATAGCATCATAAATCTGAGCAAAATCATAACCTAATTTTTTAAGCGTAAAATATGATTCTGTCATATTTAAAGCTTTATAAAATAAATATACTTTTATATTTTCTTCTACTATCTTTTTTACCTTCATAAAAGTTATTTGATTCAATGGATTAAACATGAAAACTCTTAATCTATTTAATAGCATTTCATAAAAGCAATAATCCTCATTTTGTGTTTCTACTATCATTATATGCTTCCAATACTTTCTCTATATCATTTCTATAAAGTTTCTTTAAAGAATCTAATGTTTCAGAATCTTTTTCACTTGATGCCATTTTAATCAATTGAAACAAAAGCTCATTATCTCTTTCTTTTTTTATTGTTTCAGCTAATTCATTTAAACTATCTTCAAATAGTTGATTTTTGTTTTTAGTTGACATTTTCTTTATCCTTTTTATTTATCCAATCTTGCATTACTTCATATATTCTATCATAATCATTTTCATATAATTTAGATAATACTCCATAAGCTTCTCCTGTTTCTGGATCATAATAAACTTTTTCTACTGGAGCTAATACGTAAAAATTACGTTTTTGCTCAAGACTTAATCTTGTAGCTTCTTTAATAGCTGATTCTAATGTAAGATGACGATGCTTTGGCTTTTCACAAGCTCTATTGTATACGTAGAAATATTTTTTACAATTTTTAGTATGCGATTTACTCATCGATGATTTCTCCATATTCATATACTTTAAATATAAATATAGTGAAAAAGAAATAAAGTAAAGCAAAAAATATCCGTGGTTTAATTATACAATGGGGAAGTTATAATGCTACCAGTGATTCATATACTTTAACCTTTCCAACACCATTTACTTCAGCATCATCTTATGGTGTTGTTCCTGTTGCTCATAATGATCTTGGTCACTTTGCGATAGTAGAAAATAATTCCAGAACAAAAACCAGTTGTAAAATACTTGATACTACTTATGAAAATATTTGGATAGCAGTTGGTTACTAAAAATATCTAAAATAATATATTATTTTGTTTATTATCAATGATTTAGTATCCTACAGCTAACCAAACAGTATAATCGTTTGTTTTTGCCTGTCTATCAACTTTAAATCCAGTTTTAGAAATATTATAAACATAATGATTAAAAGTATTTTCCAAATTATTCCAACTTGATGTTTGAGGTGATACAGTTCCAACAAGAACGATAGGTGTAGCAATGCTAAAAGTTTCAGAAAAGCTAATTGTACTATTAAGACTTCCTGAACTAAATTTAGCCGAACCCCATTGTACAATTAAACCACGGATATTTTTTGCT